CATGAGCGTCCCGCTGATCGGGTTGCTCGACAACATGCAGCTCACCGTCAAAAAGATCGGCCTCGATCTTGGCCTCAGTAAGATGAACAAGCTGGCTAAGCAGAACATTGAGTTCAGGTGGGTGCAGTCGGTCGTGACATCGGACGGCTCGGTAAAGAACGAGGGCTGCAAGGCGTTCATCCGGACGATGCCCTCCGCAATCCCTGACATCGGTGTCGATGTCGGAAGCGCCTCCGAAATGGAAAGCACCTATAACGTCACCCGCCAGCAGATCTTCTGCAACGGCAAAGAGGTCATGTGCGTTGACCGCCTGGCTCCGATCCTTCGGGTCAACGGCACCGACTACATGAGCGATGTGACAAGTCTGCTATAAACAATTACCCCCTCGGGGAGCTGCTGAATGAAAGGAGCAACACCGTGAAAGGATCCATCAAGCTTATCAATCACATCACCGTCAACGGGAAAGAGGTCGGAGAGGTTTCGTACGACACGAATGAGATCACGGCAGTCGACTTCGTGACTGCCGAGTCGAAACGGAAATCTGCCGCCGGTATCAAGAACACCAGCATCGCGCCGGCCGCAGAGTTCGACTTCGGACTGCACCTCTATCTCGGGTTCGCAGCTGTCACAGCGGTCAATCCCGATATCGACCTGTCGGATCTCGAGCGCATCAAAGGGCGCGACATCGTCGAGGTTATGGGTGTCGGCCGAAATTTTATTTTGAGGTCGGAGGAGTCACAAGCAAGCGGCTCCGTCGAGCTATCCGAGACTACGCCCGAGAGTTCCACACCTCAGTAACGGACCTCGAGCATATGCGTCTGAGCGATTTCCTGATCGAGTATGCCGAGGCTGCCGAGCAGCTCGGTGAGGAATATAAACGACGGCAGGAAAAGCAGCGGGTACCGATGCCGCAGAAACCCAGCCCAAAACGTCACGGGAGGAGATGATGACATGGCAAGCGCGAAGACTATGCAGGCCATTGTTGAGATAGCCGGCACATTGAGCCCGAGCCTTGAGTCTGCAATCCACAATGCGGTCGGTGCGTTGGAAAGCCTCAAGTCCGGCGCGATGGACTCGGCGAGTTCTTACGAGAAGCTTGAAATCGAAATGGATGCTCAGGAGAAAGCTCTCAAAGCTTTGAAAAAGCAGTACGCCAGCTTTGTCATCGATCAGAATGAAAGCTCGGACGAAGCCAAACGGCTGAAGCGTCAGCTCGATTCCGTCAATGCCGAATATGTCACAAACAAAAAACGGCTGCAGGACGCGGAAGATGCGACGAGCAGATGGGGCGATGCGGTACAGGACGCAAAGGATGACCTTGACACCTGGGACATTGCGCTCGGTGCTCTCATCGCCGGCGGAATCGCGGCCTTCATAAAGAAAGCCGGGGAGGCTATATCAACCGTCGCCGGGTTATCAAGAGAGACCCGGGAGTTCCGGCAGGATATGAACACGCTGACCACAGCGTACGACAGCGCAGGTTACTCCGCCGACACTGCTACCGATACCTGGAAGGACCTCTATGCCATCTTCGGTGAGGATGACCGGGCGGTCGAGGCATCAAACAACATTGCCAGAATCGCTCAAAACCAAGAGGATCTGAACAAATGGGTCACGATTACAACAGGCATCTGGGGCACCTATCAGGACGCGCTACCCGTTGAAGGGCTTGCCGAAGCAGCTGCGGAATCGGCCAACACCGGCAAGGTGACAGGTGTCCTTGCGGATGCTTTGAACTGGTCCGGTGAAGCGGCCGAGATGTTCGCCGGTTACATGAGCGACGACGTCCTCACAGCCGAGGACGCTTTCAACGAAGCGCTCGCCGATTGCACATCGACACAGGAACGTCAGCGGCTCATAACCGAGACCATGACGGCCATCTACGGAGACGCTGCGGCGCAATATGAAGAAACTGCTGGCAGCATCATATCCGCCAATAAGGCAACGGCCGACATGGAACTTGCTCAAGCAGCGCTCGGGGAGACCATGGAGCCCGTGACTGCAGCGGTCGACGAGGGTATGGCTGGGCTTCTCCAGACGGCTCTCGATCTGGCCGACGGCATCGACATGGAACAGGTTGTCGACAATGTCACGGCAGCTTTTGAAGGACTTGAGTCGGCGATCCTCTGGTGCGTCGACAACTGGCCGACGCTTGCGGCGATCGTCGGGACCTTTACGGCTCTGCTGATCGCAAACAAAGCCGCGATTATTGCGCAAAAGATCGCGCAGTTTTCGGCTAAGGCAGCAGCCGAAGGTATGACGGTTGCTCAATATGCACTCAATGGAGCCATGAACGCCAACCCGATCGGCGCCATTATTCTCATCATCGGCCTGCTCGTAACGGCATTTATGACCCTATGGAACAACTGCGAAGGCTTCCGCGAGTTTTGGATTGGCCTCTGGGAAGGAATCAAGTCCGGCGTCGGGGCTGCGGTCGATTGGATTGGTGAAGCATGGGATGCACTTCCGGGCATTTTCAAAGGCCCGATCAATAGCGTTATCACGTTGCTTAACTGGTTTATCGACAAGATCAACAGCTTGAGCATTAATCTCCCGGACTGGGGGATCCTCGGCGAATATGCCGGGAAGAACATCGGGTTCAATATCAAGCATATTGCCTACCTCGCAAAAGGCGGATTCACGGACGGCATGAGCATCGCCGGCGAAGCCGGTACCGAGGCCGTCATCAGCTTCGACAGATCTGTAAGGGATAAGAACCTTGATATCTGGGCACAAGCCGGGCAGATGCTCGGCGCTGAACCGGCGTACACAGCGCAGGCCGGGAAGCTCCTGAGTCTGGACGATTTCTCCCTGGCTGACTATGGCGGCGGCAGCACGATTATCATCTATTNNNNAGTCCCAGCGTGCAGGCAGGCGGTAGTGGCGACCCGGGCGATATCATGTCGCAGCTCAAAGCCAACGAAGCCGAGTTCTTTGACTGGCTCGAGGAGTTTATCCGCATGAGAGAGGTGAGCTGTTTTGAGTAACCGTGTTATTGGCTACAAGACATACTACACCAGGGATGGTGACACCTTCGACGCACTGGCTCTGGCTATGTACGGCGAAGAGCGACTTGCTCACCGGATCATCCAGTACAACCCGGACTATGCCGGTGTCGTCGTGTTCGGGGCCAACATTAAGTTGCGGCTGCCCATCATGGAGAGTGTCGAAACGCCGGCGACACTCCCACCGTGGCGCCGGGATGACGACTCATGAAAGTCCTGTATAACGGCGTCAATATTTACGACGTGATCAGCCTCAACTATGCGGTCCACGAAATGCACGCAGAGAAGCAGGCCGACAGTCTCGTCCTCCGCTTCAACGATCCGAAGGGCGTCTGGAGCAAATGGAACCCGGCCACCGGCGACCGTATCGCCTTTGAGGAAGGTACGGCAAAGACCGGGTCCATGTTCATCCATCAGCTAAAACCCGAGAATGGTCTTTATACTGTCCGGGGCACGTCCATGCCAATCAGCGGAAAAGCGAAGCGCTCGAAGTCATGGGCAGCTGTCCACTTCCTTCAGCTCGGCACCGAGATTGCCGGTCGGCATGGGTTGAGCTTCAAACACTACGGGGTCACAGATCAAGTCTACGCCTACATGGCGCAGGACAATGAGACGGACTTCGCTTTTTATTCCCGGCTCTGTGCTCTTGAAGGTTGTCAGATGCTCATATATGACGGCGCTATGGTTGTTTACGACGAGGCGTACATGGAGACACGGACTCCGTCCGGGACGCTTGCAGTGGGAGACGACGGTGTCTTCCTCTATGAGGACACGACCGACCTCTCATACGGATCCGCGGAGATCACAAGCGGATCGATTACCGGTATCTTCACCGACTCGAAAGCGAGCGGCGGCAGGATCCTCAGATCGAGCACGCCGATCAAGGTCAACAGCTCCGCGGAGGCCAAACGCTTCGCAGAGGGGCTGCTCCGGGATGCAAACAAAAACAGGCAGACCGGATCCTTCTCGCGCGATCTCATGACGGAGTATGCAGCTGCCAGTCTGCTGAAACTCAGCACCACAAAAGCGTCGGCGTGGGACGGTACGGTGTTTCTCAGCAAGGTCCGTCACGACTATGTCAAGAACAAAACGACCCTCTACTTCCGGAGGGTGACACTGGAGGGGTATTAATGCCGGGATCGATCGAGAAGGGCACGCTCACCAACATCAACGCCGGCACAAACAAAGCCAAGGTCAAGACCGCTTCCGGTGTCGTGACCGGAGAGATTGTGATCCCGTGGCATATGCGCGGGATCTCCGGCAACCTGGCGAAAGGTACGGAGGTTGTGTTCGTCTTGTTTGACGATCATACCGGGCTTCTGCTCGGCCGGGCTGACGGCAGCGGTCCGTAGTAACAGAAGGGGGAACTCTATGCCCGTCATTGCAAAATGGGGAACAAAGACCTGGGAAGTCAACAGCAGCACAGTCAAGGCCATTGAGGACCTCGCATTCGCATATGAGCAGCAGGCCGATAATAATGGCAGCACCGAAGGAAAAGCCCAAACCAACGAACGCGGACTCGAGCTTTTCAGTCTCAGCTTTTCCACGGTTTTGCATTCTGGTGTCGGTATCGATATCCGGGCGGAGATCGACAGCTGGAAGGCCCTTGTTACAAAGACCGGTTTCTTCTACCTGAACGGTAAACAGCTCGGTCCTAACCTTCAGCTCAGGAAGGTCGGCATCGGTGGGACACAGCTGGACAACCTCGGCCGGTTGCGACTGGCAACTCTGTCCTTTGAATTCAAAGAGTATGAGGCGGCGAAAACTGCCAGTGTCAAGGGGACATCGACAAGTGCTCTCGGAATCACTGCGTCGAAAGAAGCTAAGGCCAAATACGCCGGTGTTATGGACTCAGTTAAAAATGCAGCGACCTCCGCAATCAAGGTCGGCGACTATGTCTATCTCACCGGCAAAAGATACTACACCGGTGAAACCATCCCCGAAGCCGTTAAAAAGCACAAGCATGTGGTGGTGTCAATGAACGATAAAAAGACACAGGTCGGGTCCATGAGCAGACAAAATAAATGGGTCTATTCCGGCGAGATCTCGCTCGCATGAAGGAGGATATATGAAAGCATCAGGCAACGGCCTCCCGCAGCGCTGTGCATATAATCTCCTCAGGATCGTCAGGGG